GTTCCCTGTTAAGCGTGTGTTCATATCACGTTGGAAGGGTGGCAAGATAATGGAGGCTGACTTTGGACAGCTAGAGTTCCGTGTAGCTGCGTACCTATCTCAGGATAAGGTAGCTATCAAGGAGGTACTAGAAGGGTTTGATGTACACCAATATACCGCAGACATTATAGGTGGGGCAGGACAGCCTATAGCTAGGCAGAATGCTAAGGAGCATACCTTCGCCCCCTTGTATGGTGCTTCGGGCTATGGTCGTACACCAGCGGAGGCAGAGTACTACAGCCACTTCATGGAGAAGTACCGTGGCATAGCAGGTTGGCATAGGAGATTAGCAACGGAGGCTTTGTCCGAGAGGAAGATTACAACACCTTCGGGTAGGCAGTTTGCCTTTCCTGATGTGTCAAGAAGGCGTGATGGTACTGTGACAAACTTTACCATGATTAAGAACTATCCAGTTCAGTCATTTGCTACGGCAGATATAGTGCCAGTTGCACTGCTGATGATGGAGAAATGCATGAAGGAGAGGGGGCTTAATAGTTGTATAGTAAACACCGTACATGATAGTATGGTCGTGGATGTTCACCCTGACGAGCGACAGGCTATGATAGATGTAGTCGTGGAAGTAGAGAGTAAGTTAGTAAGCACAGTAAATAAGCTGTGGGATATTGATTTCAACTTACCTCTATCTCTGGAAGCTAAGATGGGAAACAATTGGTTAGATCAAGTAGATTGCTAAATAGCATAGAGGATGTATGAGTATGAGTGAAGTAGCTTTAAATCAAGTAAGTCAAGAAGAGTTGATGCGCCTAACAGGTATGGCTAACGAGACAGGTGGGGGTGGTTCTAAGAACAAGCTACCTCGACTGCGTATGTGGCATACTCCTTTGATGGGTGTCGTTGAAGTTGATGGCAAGAAGAAAAAGATGGAGGTAGTAGAGGCAGGGCAGTACCGTTTGGAGCAGGAGGATGGAACCTTTGCGTATGCACCAGAGGCTAACATCCGATTTGTCATGCAGTCATTCATGTACAAGCGTTACATCAGTGACCCTGCTAACAGCCGTTATGTTAAGACACTAATGTCTGACAACCTTAACTCAGATCTTAAGGATACTGATGGTGGGTTTAACTGTGGTAAGCCAGCAGGTTTCATTGAGGATTGGAACTCTGTGCCTGACAAGATGAAGGATCTTATTAAGTCTATCAAACGGGTACGTGTACTGTTTGGTGAGATTGATATGGTTGGTGCTGTCAATGAGAAGGGTGAGCCTATTGAGGTGGCTACTAGTCCTTTCATATGGGAGGTAGATAACCGTGAGGCGTTCAAGACCTTTGGAGATAAGTTCAAAGAGATCATTAAACGTAATCGTTCATTCATTCAGTTCAGCATTAACGTGACTGGTATTGAGCGTGAGATGAACAATGGTCAGTCCTACTTTGTACCTAAGGTAGATGTTGACTTCTCTTCAGACTTAGCTATTACAGATCATGTGTTGGATATGCACCGCAATAGTTCAGAATGGATTACTCAGTACAATGACTACATCAACTCAGAGTTCACTGCCAAAGCGGTAGAGACTCTAAACACTGCCGATGAAAGTCTAGTTAACGAGTTTATAGATGTGGAGTGAACATGAACATACACGAATTAAAGGTACAAAAATATCTTAATAGTGTAGTGGCAGGGACGGGTGGTATGAGCCGCCCTGTTCTTAACTCCATGATGAAAGATATTAAATTAGCCCTCGAAAAGCAACTTGTAGACTCTCGTAACCCCGACTTTAGATTACGTATGTCAAACATAGGTCGTTCTTATTGCCAACTTTGGTTTGATAAGAACCAGCCAACTAATGCTTTACCGTTTCCCAACAGCTTCTTGATTAACATGATCCTCGGTGATCTTGTGGAAGCGACTATGAAAGGTATCCTCACTGAGGCTGGTGTAGTATGGCAGGATGGTGAACACTTAAAGCTTAACTTAGGTAAGCATGTTATCAATGGTACGCCTGACCTAATCATTGATGGTGCTGTGTGGGATATTAAATCCTGTAGTCCTTGGGCTTACGCAAACAAGTGGATAGACTTTGCTACCGTTAAGGATCATGATTCCTTTGGGTACGTAGGGCAGTTAGTTGGGTACAGTAGGGCGTTAGGCTTAGATGCTGGTGGTTGGATTGTTATTAACAAGGCCAACGGGCAGTTCAAGTTCATCACCGCTGAGGGCATTGATATGGAGGGCGAGTTAGCTATACTGGAGGACAAGGCTAACCGTATAGTAGACGGAGATTACTTTGAGAGATGTTATGAGCCTGTCAAAGAAACATTCCGCAACGTACCAACAGGTAACCTCAAGCTAGGTATTGAGTGCGGCTTCTGTCAGCACAAGTACAAGTGTTGGGATAACCTAGTAGAACGAGAGTCCATACCATCCAAGGCTAAAGTACCTCCGATGGTTAACTATGTCCACATAAAGGAAGTTGCATGATTGATATGACAGAGAACGACTTTGGTGTACTGATGCGCCCTATTATGGAGGAGGACGGGGATTGGGACGGGAATGTTCAAATCTCCGTGTTCAGTAATCTTATGCCTAAGGTAAATGATGAAGTTCATTCTCAGCTAATGTTCTTAGCTTACAAGATGTCAGCAATGGTTCAGTACTGTAATGATAACCCTGACTTTGATGACACTCTCAATGACTACACGGAAGATCTAGTAGATGAACATGATCTTGACCCCCATGAAGATCGTGGAGGAAAGCCCACGGATAGGGTAACTAATAGGGAAGGCAACGTCATAACACTGGACTTCAATACTAAATGTGAGGGAGAAGGCTAATGAACGTAGTAACGGAGAGTGTAGGTAACTTAGACAGTGATGGTATGCCCCTGTATTTAGATGATGCGCTAGAGGATTTAGTTAATCACCCTAGCCATTACAAAGCAGAGGGCATGAGTACCATTGAATGTATTGAGGCTATCCAAGCTGCCCTTACGGAGGAGGAGTTCCAAGGCTTCTGTAAGGGCAACAACATCAAGTACACATGGAGGGCTAATAGAAAGCACGATGTACGTACTAACCTAGAGAAAGCCCGTTGGTATCTGAATAAATTACTGGAGAGTTTATGAGGTATCCTTTCAAGAAGGAAAAGAAACCTAAGCACCGCAAGGTGACCAACAGTATACTTGGTAAAACATGTGGGGTTAACTGCAAGGTTACACCCCCTGAACCCTACCAAACATGGAGTGAGTACCTAGCCACCAACCGTGACCAGCCTAAGCCCTACCGTTCATGGTTAGAGTTTAGGCTTTTCTCTGATGGCCCTATGAAAGAAGTAGACTACGAGCCTATCAAGGTAGACTACGAGGTAGTAGAGCAGCGTAAGTACACACCCGATGGGGTGATGGGTAACATCTGGTTTGAGGTCAAGGGAAGATTCAGAACACGACATGAGATGGATAAGTACCTTCATGTACGTAGGTCTAACCCCATGAGCAACCTAATATTTGTACTACACTCAGAGAATGTTGCACTTCCTGGCGCACAGAAGCGAAAGAATGGGACACGTAGATGCATGGAAGACTGGCTGCTGGAAAACAATTTTCCTTACACATACGAAAGCAAGATGCATGAGTTTATGAAGCATCTAAACAAAGGATTGAATTAGTGGAATACATAATGGTAGTGGTAATGGGGTCGTTGTTTATTTACACATTATTTTGGGGATAGGTCTTGACTTTTAACTTTAAATCAGTATAACTGTACGGCCCCCCACAATTAATAGGACAGACTATGGAAACATCAAACAAAATACTGAGTGACATAACAGTATTCTCAAAGTACGCTAAGTACGTACCAACGCTACAGCGTAGGGAGACATGGGAAGAGTTAGTCACTCGTAACAAGGACATGCACAAGCGTAAGTACCCTCATATGATTGACGAGATTGAAGGTGCCTATCAGTTCGTGTACGACAAGAAAGTATTACCCTCTATGCGTTCACTACAGTTCGGTGGCGCACCTATAGAGTTAGCACCTAATCGTATATTCAACTGTGCTTACCTGCCAGTGTCGGAGGTTGAAGCCTTCAGTGAGACTATGTTCTTACTGCTAGGCGGTACAGGTGTGGGGTACTCAGTACAGCGTCACCATGTTACTCAGCTACCTGAGGTACGTGGCCCTAAGGAACGTAAGCGTAGGTTCCTAGTGTCTGACAACATAGAAGGATGGGCAGATGCAGTGAAGGTACTGATGGAGTCTTACTTCAACGGCCTTATGGCAGTAGACTTTGACTACCGTGACATACGCCCTAAGGGGGCTATGCTGATTACCTCTGGTGGTAAGGCACCTGGCCCTCAGCCATTGAAGGATTGCATTCACCAGTTAACTAAGGTATTAGATACTGCTAAAGGACGTAAGCTCAGTACATTAGAAGTGCATGATCTTATGTGCTACATTGCAGATGCTGTACTGGCTGGTGGTATTCGTAGGGCAGCACTGATCTCCCTGTTCAGCATGGATGATCTGGATATGATGGCATGTAAGGTAGGCACATGGTACGAGGACAACCCACAACGGGGTCGTGCTAACAACAGTGCCGTTATCTTACGGCATCGTGCTACCAAGTATGACTTCCTCAAGTTGTGGGAACGTGTTGAAGCTAGTGGCTCTGGTGAGCCAGGAGTTTACTTCAGTAATGATAAGGACTGGGGGACAAATCCATGTTGCGAAATCGGGTTACGCCCATATCAATTCTGTAATTTGTGTGAGCTAAATGTAAGTGATATAACATCACAGGAGGATTTGAATGAACGATCTAAAGCAGCGTCTTTTATTGGTACGCTACAAGCTGGATACACTGACTTCCACTATCTTAGAGATGTGTGGAAAGAAACTACAGAGCGTGATGCTCTTATTGGAGTTGGTCAAACTGGGATTGGTTCGGGGGCTATACTATCCTATGACCTCGCTGAAGCGGCTGAGGAAGTCACGGCAGAGAATGAACGTGTTGCTGGCCTACTGGGTATTAATATTGCTGCTCGTTGCACTACTGTTAAACCTTCAGGTACATCTAGCTGTGTACTTGGCACCTCTAGTGGCATTCATGCTTGGCACAATGATTATTATATCCGTAGGCAACGACTAGGAAAGAATGAAGCACTCTATCAGCACCTAGCCAAGCACCACCCTGAGTTAATAGAGGACGAGTACTTTAATCCTGACTCACAGGCTGTAGTAGAGATACCACAGAAGGCTCCAGAAGGCTCCATACTACGCACTGAGAACGCTTTAGATTTACTTGAGCGTGTACGTAAGTTCAACACGGAATGGGTTCAGACAGGGCATAGAGAAGGCCAGAACTCACACAATGTAAGCTGCACTATCTCTGTTAAGGAAGACGAGTGGCCTGACGTTGGTGAGTGGATGTGGAAGAACCGTAACACCTTCAATGGTATTGCCGTACTGCCGTACAACGGGGGTACTTACACACAGGCACCATTTGAGGACATCACGGAAGAACGATTCAATATGTTGGAGAGTAGCTTGAATGATATTGACCTTACCAAGGTGGTAGAGTCGGATGATGCAACAGACTTAGCGGGTGAAGCAGCCTGTGGTGGAGGTGCTTGTGAAATCCCCTGACGAGAAGGGCGTGTTCAGGGGTGAGGTATTTGTTAGACCTACCCTGAACCAAGATCATGGTTCACTTGAGTTGGTATCAGGTGTTACGATGAATGGCATAGAGGAAGCCATGAGTAGTAAGATAGTGGAGCTGGAGGACAAGGCAGTCAGAGAAGCTTTGATAGGCCAAGGATGGACACCGCCTAAGGAGGTGGTTACCCACTAGAGGTGAACAATATTGTACACCTAAATTAGCCCCTTGATTGGGGCTTTTCTTTGGGCTTAATTAAATAGATTAAATACTGCTTCTCTTGCTGATTCTGATAGATCATCCATGATGGATCTCTTCAAACCCTTCTTTTGATCTTCCCTAACAGGCTCCCCTCTCTCCCTTAATAAATCTGTAGCAGCTTTGTGTAGCTGAACTTGTAAGTTATCTATTCTATGGTTAGACCCTGTTATCCTCTTCATATCACTGTTATATTTATCATAAGCATCCATACCCTCTACAGTATTAATGCTACTTAAAGTATTCTTGACGCTCTCCCTTGTAGATGCATCATCTAAAATGTATTGAGGGTTTGGTACTATTCCATCAGCTTCATCTTGTTTAACCCAATCTACAGCATCTTTCATTTGTATATAGGTTGGGGTTTCCTTAGGTTCTTTAATACTGTGATCATCGTAAGTTTCTACAGTACCCTCTTCCCATAGTTTACTAAACATGTTACGGTCTTTGCTGGAATCAAGTGCATCGAAAGCCTCTTGCCCATACTTAAACAAGAACTTCTTAGGGTCACGCTTAAGGTATTCTCTTAGCTCATTAAAACCTCTGTGAGTAAACTCATGACTCCATATAGGTTGGTCTGCCATGTTGCCAGTTAAGACTACATTATCATGATTAATCCTACTTAAATCCTCGTCTGCCATCATTTTATTTGCA